CGTGTAACCATTATCCACTAAGTTCACCGAGGCTTAGCTATTTACCTTAAGACGGCCAATATTATGCTCATTAGAGCGGTCGCCGGTAACGGGCTAAGTAACTCACGGGAACTTGGTGGGGCAGTGGCTCGAACAAAGAGTGGTTTACTGCGAGTAATACCCGCAGGTATGAGAAAGCATATTAAAGAGGGTGATAGTGCGGTAATCAGATTGTACTTAGGGTTCTTCACTCTTTACCGAGTGTCGAACTATCGAGGAAAATTGAAGTTATCCACTATTACGTCTCCAGGTGCACCGATCGCTGGATCCTTTACGAGTGACTGGAGTTCATTTGCAATAGTGTTCTTTGGTTATTTAAAGAGATTCGGTGTGAAGTGCGCCCGAACAGGTCCCGTTCCCGTGGCCTTTGGTTCAAGAGCCGCTTCTGTTGCCAGGGAGACGCACCCTAACCCGATGGGGTCGAGGTGAAGGATAAGTCGTCTTCAATTGTCAACAGATAGCGGTTCCTTGCCCAGAGGCTGGGGTTATACCGCGGCCTTTGGTTCAAGAGCCGCTTCTGTTGCCATGGAGACGCACCCTAACCCGATGGGGTCGTGGTGAAGGATAAGTCGTCTTCAATGGTCAAGAGAGAGCGGTTCCTTGCCCAGAGGCTGGGGTTGGAGATCTGGGGGTATGTCGTCTCTATATTTTCGCTCTTGAAATCCGGTCCTAACTCACGCCAAGGAAGAGTCAATAGTTATGATATTATTGACGACTTGCTTGCGTGGGTTCGACGTCCTCAACTCTTTTCCTCCTTCCAAGTGCTTGTGGCGGTCACGCGTTCATGGGTACTATCTTTGCCCGTCCTTTTAGACGTGCTTAGATATACGGGATCAAAATTCCCTATCCTGTTCGCGCCCCATCACGGAGCATATTGGTTAGGAAGGTCAAGCGTTAAGGAGGAACCTGGAAAACTTCGAGTCTTTGCTATGGTGGATTCCTTGACACGATGGTTACTCTACCCGTTGCACAGAATGATCTTTGACAAGATTCTGAGGTTAATTCCTCAGGACGGTATTTCGACCAAATTGCTCCTGTGAAGCGTTTAATAGCGCTTTCGCGGGAAGGTCGGGATTACCGCGTCTGGTCATTTGATTTGACTGCTGCGACGGATAGGATACCGGTTATGTTACAGGAGGTATTATTAGGGTTATTCATGACACCCGAGTTTGCACGTCACTGGAGGGCGATCCTCTGCGATCGAGATTATGAGGCACCCGCCGAGCTTATTAAGCAAGAAGGGTGGAAGCGCCATAAAGGCGAGTCCGGCGCGTTTCCGCGCAGCCTCCGATACGCAGTTGGTCAACCAATGGGAGCGTACAGTTCTTGGGCCATGTTGGCTCTAACCCATCATATGATGGTGCAGTTCGCCGCTTGGAAAGCGGGATGCAGAGGTTGGTTCGAACGATATGCGGTTCTCGGAGATGATCTGGTAATAGGAGATTATCGGGTCGCTCGCGAGTATTTAGAGCTCTGCCGTGTGATCGGCGTGGAAATCAATCTGTCGAAGTCAATAGTAAGCAACAATCTCTCGC